GTTGGATGTTATGGCGTATAATTCATATTTGAACTCTTTTTACCTGAATATGGTCGCCTCTGAAATGTTTTTAGATTCAGCACAGAAATATGATTCTGTTGTATCTCATGCTAAAGAACTAAATTATCTTCCTAGAAGTTCTCATTCTTCTGTCGCCAACGTTTCTTTTACGGTTGAAACTTCTGGAATTGAAGGGGGATTTACTGTTCCAAAAGGAACAAGATTTTTTGGAACCAATTCTAAAGGAACTTTTTCTTTCGTAACAAACGAGATAAACACATACACGTCAAGTAACTCTGTATACGCAGTAGATAATCTACAAATATATGAAGGATCTTATTTTAGAGATTCGTTTGTTGTAGATAATGACATAGAAGACCAAAAATTTGTGTTATCAAATCAAAATATTGATGTTAATAGTGTATCAGTCCAAGTTATAGAAAATAATGATTTTGTTAATCCTCTAGATTTTACGTTTTCAGAAACTCTTTTTGGTTTAAATAATACTTCAAAAGTTTTCTTTTTACAAGGTTCTGAGAGTAACAAATATGAAGTGGTTTTTGGTGATGGTTTCTTTGGAAGAAAACCAAAAAATAATTCAACAATTTATGTTGATTATATCGTTACTAATGGATCTGATGGTAATGAAGTTGAAAGTTTCACTCTTACTGATGATTTAGGGCCAGTAAATGGGGGTATAGCTGATTCTTCAGCAGTAATAACAGTTTCAGCTTCTGGATCCGGTGCAAATCAAGAATCGTTATCTTCTGTAAAATTTTCTGCTCCAAGATACTTCGCAACACAACAAAGAGCAGTTTCAGCTGACGATTACGCAGCATTAGTTTTAAATAATTTTGGTGGAGAAATTTCTGACGTTACTGTTTATGGTGGTCAAGAAGTTGAACCAAAACTATATGGGAGAGTTATTCTTTGTTTGAAACCAGTAATCGGAACAATAACCCCAGAATATTTAAAAAACAGAATATCTAATTTTCTTTTAGAGTATATATCGCTACCAAATAGAATTGTTATATCTGATCCAGAATATATCTATATAAAATTAGATACTATTGTTCAACATGACATATACTCAAGTAATAAATCTTTTTCAGAAATTAAGAATGTGGTTTTAAATACAATTTTAGAACACAGTTCTGAAAGTCTAGAAAAATTTAATAACGATTTAAGATATAGTCAGATTACTACAGATATTGACAATTCAGAAACTACTATCATAAGCAATCAAACTCATATTAGGTTTATTAAAAGAATCAATCCTCTTTTTAACAGAGATACTTCTTACAAGTTTGAAACAGGCAATCCTTTATTTTATGAAACTCCAACAATTGATGTTGGAGTGCCTCATGCAGAGTTGTATCTTAATAATTATGAAACTCACTATGAACACGCCTCGTTAATATCTTCAAAATTTGTTTATAATTATGGTGGAAAATTGTATGAAAGTAGCTATTTTGCTGATGATGGTCAAGGTAATATAAAAGTATATACATTTGGATCCAATAAATCAATTATCCCATTGACGATAGTAGGAACTATAAATTATGATGTTGGGTCTTTTGAATTGAATAATATTCTTATCAATTATTATGCAAACTATATTTCAATATATTTAAATAATAAAGATTCTGATGTTTATGCCAAATTGAATAATATTATTATAATAGACCCTACGGATGTAGACATAAAAGTAATCGAAGCTAAAAGATAATGGAATTTTTAACAGAAAAATATATTTCTAATTTTGTTGAGAGTCAATTTCCTCGTTTTTATGAGGAAGATGGACAGAATTTTATTCTATTCGTTAAAGCATATTATGAATGGTTAGAAGAAACAGGAAATCCTCTAAGAGAGGCTAGATCTCTATTTGATTATAGAGACATTGATAACACTTTAGAAAAATTCTTAGAATATTTCCAGAAAAAATATCTTTACGGTATTCCTTTCAACATTATATCTAATAAGAGATTTCTCCTAAAACACATTCTAGACGTTTATCGTTCAAAAGGAGCTATACAATGTTATAGACTTTTGTTCAGATTAATCTATGATGAAGACGTAGAAATTTATCTACCAGGTAACGATGTATTAAGAGTTTCTGACGGTAACTGGATAAGACCAAAATATTTGGAAATCACTGATACTCCTGTTATTGGTGATTTTGTTGGTAAAACGATTATTGGTAAAGTATCAGGAACATCTGCTACTGTTGAAAGTTATATTCAAAAAGCATATAATAACGATATAGTTAACATTGTTTATATTAAAAACATTTTACCTAATGGTGCAGATTTTAGTGTAGGAGAGCCTTTACTTCTTATAAGCGATATTGATAACGAAAACATTTCATACGAAACTCCTGTCAATTTAGGTTCTCTAAATTCGTTAGTTATTACTAGTGGCGGTCAGGATTTTAGAATTGGCGATGTTGTTAAGATTGCCCATAAAAGCCCATTTACTGATGAAATTATTTCTTATGGTAAAGAGGGGTTATTAAAAGTTTTTGAGGTTGCAAAATCAACAGGGGTTTTGAATTTTAAAGTTCAAAAAAGCGGTTTTGGTTATACAGCTAATGCTCTTACTTTTGTATACAACAATCCTTATGATAAAACAGGATTTGGTGGAAGCTATAAGATAAGATCTTTATCTGCAAAAAGATCTTTAACTTATAACACTGATATTATAGCAGGGTTTATTTCGACTACATTAGATGATTTAAATTATGAGTTTCCAGGTAATTCTCCAGGTAATCTTTATGAAACTTTAGAACAAACTTTAACATACCAAACTAATGTGTTTGGTAGAATACTTTCTTTAAGAGGTATTAAAGTTGGTAATAATTATACATTACCAGCTAATACATTTACAAGATCTTTAATTAAATCTATACCATTAGCTGGTAATGTTGAATATTCTCCTCAAAGTTTGAAACTTTACAATATTAAAGATAATAGTTTAACATCTACTTCGTATTCAAACGGTGAAGTTATTACCGTTTTGAATCAAAGATCCAACGTCAATATAACAGACAACAGAATATCTAGTCCAGGAGAGACTCATGCTCTTATATTGACGTCTAACAATGCTGAATTTGAATTTTATGCTAACAGTTTAAATGTAAGTAATACAAACGATACTATTTACTTTTTTGACGCTGATACTTTTTTTTCTTTAAGCGACAAAGTTTTGTATTATGTTCCTGAGGGTGGAACAGCAGTAAGAGGTCTAACAGGTAATAGAAATTATTACATAAATTTTGTTAATAATAGTCATGTAGCGTTAACTCAATATCCTTTTGGTACAAACGCAACAGCTACTATTACGACTAATAGTTCTGGTGGAGCTTTATCTTTTACTATAACAGATAGAGGTTCGAATTTTATAACACAAAACCCTAATGTTATTATTACTACAACTTCGGGTATTGGTGCCAATTTACAAACCTCGTTTGCTTGCGCAGTAACAGGCACAGGAACTCAATTTACAACATTTTTGGCTAATAATGATGCAGTATACCTTCAGGCAAATAGCGCTGATGCTAATACTGGCGAAACTCAAATGATAAGACAAGTTGTAAACAACTCTTTATTATTATTATATGGGCCAACAACTTACACATCTAATGCCAATGCTTTTTACTCTATGACTTCTGTTATTGTCCCTGCAAGTTTTGCCTCTTATGAATCTCCTATGGTTTCAGAGGAAGGTATTAATGGTAAAAATGAATTTATTTCAGCTATTCCTAGTTCTGGAAATAACACCATCACAGCAGTCAAAATTCTAGATTCTGGAATAGGTTATGTTGATGGCGAAGAAATAAATGCATATTTGTATGGTTCTGTCTCTGACACAGTTACAATTGTTTCCGGAGGCTCTGGATATGCTAATAATGAAAAATTGGTTTTTGCTGGAGGAAACCCTAGTTCTCCTGCTGCAGGATTCGTCAGAACTGGCGCTAATGGAATAATTAATGAGGTTACCATAACTTATGGCGGCTCCGGATACGAACAACCTCCAGATATTTTCATTCAAACTATAAATGGTAAAGGAGCTTTTCTAGAAGCAGAAATTGCTGAGTTTAATACTCAGATTGAGATCTCAGGCACGGTTCAAAAATCAGGTTCTGGTATATCCAGAGGTTATTGGGCAACAACAAGAAGTTTCTTAGATTCTGATAAATACATTCAGGACAGTTATTATTATCAAGATTATTCGTATGAAGTAAGAACTGCTAGAGTTTTATCCGAATACAAAGACATTTTATATAACACCTTCCATTCGGCTGGATCCGAATTGTTTGGTAAATACCTAAAGACAGATTTGAATCAGTCTCTTCTAGAGTTAGTTCCTGACGAACAATATGAAGCAAACACTGATCCTGTTACGCTATATACAATTGTTTCTGAAACATTTATAACATGCGACGAGGACGAATTAACCGTTGATGATTATGTGTATGACTACTACCAGTATACAAATATACCAACAATAACAGTGGATGCAAGCACTGCTAATGTTGTTACTAGCAATACATATATTCTTTCTGATTACATTGTTGTTTCGGTAGACATGTCTAATAATGCGTCAGGTAATATAAATCGTTATTTGAGAGCGGATAGCAACACCAGTTACATAACTTCAGATATTATAGCTTATTAAGAGAGGAAATAAAAAGTGGCAAAACAAACAGTAGACGTAGGCGTAGTAGCTAATGACGGTACTGGCGATCCGCTAAGAACCGCCATGATTAAGATTAATGAGAACTTCACCGAATTATATACTAATGCAGTTCTCACTACATCGGTTTCAGTAGGTAACTCTACTATTAACAGTTCAATGTCAAACACTGCAGGATTTTATGCAGGAAATAGTGCTGGAAATAGATTTATAGCAAATAGTGCTGTTATTGACATTACTGATGGCACCACTTCATCAAATTTAACAGCAACTACAGCAAAAGTTGGTGCTAATGTTATATTGACTACTACTTCAATATTTGTAGGAAACTCTACACAAAATGTTGTTCATTTACAGACATATGTAGATGTTGCTAATACTCAAGGTAATACTAAAATTCTACCAACTAGAATGGCGATCGGCGGTGGAACGGCGAATGTTACTATTAACGTGTTAGCTATAGCAGTAACTAATACTATTTCTAATACGACAATTGATGCTGGTGTTCTAACTATTGCTAATACTAGTACAGGTAGAGCAAATGTCGAGCCAGGTAAAATTACTGTTGGTGCTAACGTTATAGTTAACACGACTATTGTTACTACGCCATCAATTAATGTTACATCAAACTCTGGTTTAGGTGTTGGTTCTTATACCATGGCTGGTAATGGATATACGTATCTACCAAACGGACTAAAAATGAATTGGGGTTGGGTGTCTGCTAATAGTTCTGATGGTAATGCTGTCTTCTCCAACGCTTTTTCTACTGCAGTATATTCGGTAATTGCAACTAGTAATACTGCTACTGCTACATATCAAGCAGGAGTAACAGCTATAAACCTTGGCAACACCAATATTAGAACAGCTAATGTTACTTCTACTAATGTTCGTTGGATAGCGATTGGAGTATAAATTTTGGGAAAAATACTTCCGGAATATAAAAAGGTTGTTTTGGATGAGATGTTGGATAATATTATATCCAACACTTCTCATTATTACGCTGTAGCATCAAATCCTACAGAATATCCAGGAACAGCCCCTGATGTAACGAGCGATGATTATTCAACCAATTATCATATATGGTCTATGATTTTTGGTAAAAAAATATCAAATACTGATATTATACCAATTATCGATAAAAAAATGTGGTCTAGTAATACAGTTTATGATAGATATGATGACACATCAACAACTATGAACGATACAAACAATTTTTATGTTATATGTCAACCAGGAATAGTTGGTGGTAATTATAACATCTATAAATGTATCGATAATGCAAATAGTTCTGTTTCTACTGTAGACCCAAGTTCTGTTGGTGATCCTACTTCTCTAGTAACATTTACAACTTTTCCAGACAATTATAAGTGGAGATTTATAACTTCTGTTTCAAGCAAAAATTATGATAAATTTGCGACTTCGGATTATGCACCATGTCCTGAAAATGCTACTGTAAAAGCTACAGCTAATAATTATTCTGGAATAGATGTTGTTGTTGTAAGCAATGGTGGTTTTAATTATGACACCTATCATAGCGGAATTGTAGAATCTGTAGTTAACACAACTCTAGTTCAAATTAGTGCTAATGCATCTTCTACTCCAGAGTTTTACACAAACAGTGCAATATACATCTATAATACTGGCGAAACCACTTCTCAGTTAAGAACTATTAGTCAATATGTTGCCAATAGTAGAGGAAGATTCATAAAAGTTGACAGCGAAGTAAATTCTGAAATTATTATCGAAGGTACAACTCTTTATAAGATAAGTCCGAGAGTTGTTTTCAATACAGATGGAATTACCCCTAAAGCATATTCCACAGTAAATCCATATAATAACTCTATATTTTCAGTCACTATGCTTGATATTGGATCCGGAATCAATAGAGCAGAAGTTTCTATTGATAGTTCAGTAGGTTCCGGAGCAAATCTTTATGCTATTGTACCTCCTCCAGGCGGTCATGGATTTGATCCTGCTTCAGAACTGAATATGAGAGGATTTTGTGTTGCTTTTTCTTTCGCAAATACAGAATTCGGTAAATATGCTAATAGCGCTAACAGCACTATTCCTATTAATATAACATATAATAAGATAGCTCTGATAAAAAACCCATATGTAATGGATGAGAATGGTAACAGAGGAGACAGATTTTGGTCGAATACTTTTGACCAGAGATTTATAACCTCTATATCGCCCAATTTTACTTTTGCATATGATGACTTGATTGTGGGTGAATCTAGTGGCGCAAGAGGTAGAATTGTGTTTTCTAATGGATCTCACATTGGATTTGTAGGCGATAAGTCTTTTGAAGAAGGTGAAAGATTGTTAGATGACAATTTAACATATGTTACAACCTCGAATTCTTTTGTTACTCGAGGTGACATTTATAATAAAGAGATTAGACCTTTGTATGTTCAGAATATAAATAATGTTGAAAGATCAAATACTCAAACTGAGTCGTTCAGACTGATAATTCAGATGTAAATTATAGGATCATTTTATATGTCAATTAATACCAATTTCAGCATTTCTCCATATTTTGATGACTATGTTGAATCTAAGAATTTTTATAAGATTCTTTTCAGACCTTCTACTGCAATACAAGCAAGAGAACTCAATCAGATGCAGACTATTCTGCAGAAACAGATTGAGAGATTTGGCACACACATATTTAAAGATGGTAGTATAGTTCTTCCTGGTCAGTTTGATCTACAATTAAAGGTTCCATATGTAAAATGTATCGTCGATGATATCGATACGATAGATTCTTTTTTAAACACTACTATAGTTGGTCAGAAAAACGGCGTAAAAGCTGTTGTGACCAAAATTGAATATGATGTAAATCTAGACATCCATGTATTTTATCTACGTTATACTGATGGTGGTGTTGGTGCTATTGGAGCTTTTGTTGAAGATGAGCAGTGTATATCTTCTTCTAATGCGGCTCTAACTATGACTACGATTTCAGAGAGCCCAACAGGGTTTGGTTCTCTATTTTCTATTGGTTCTGGTGTCATATATACTAAAGGGTTTTTTGCGGCTTTTCCAAAACAAACAATTGTTGTAGACAAATATGATAATACGCCAACAGCAGCTGTTGGGTTTAAAGTTGAAGAAAATCTTATAACTGATCTTCAAGACGAAACTCTGTTAGATAACGCTCTTGGATCTTACAACGAAAACGCCCCTGGAGCTCATAGGTTTTCTCTTGATCCAGTGCTAACTGTAAAAAATTACGACGCCGCTTTTGCTGATCCGGATTTCGTATTATTATTGACTCTAAGAGATGGAAATATTGAAGAGTATAGAGAAAGATCTCAGTATAATATTATATACGATGAATTTGCAAAAAGAACTTTTGATGAATCTGGAGATTACTATGTTCGTGGCCTAAATTGCACAACTAGAGAACATCTAGATAATGGTGAAAATGAGGGTCTTTATACTGCTAATAATGGTGGCGATGGAAATAAACTTTCTATTGAAGTTGATCCTGGTCTAGCTTATGTTAAAGGTTATGAAGTAAATAATCTGTCAACTAAACATATAGTTGTTGATAAGGCTATAGATTATAAGTTTATTAATTCACAGACTGTAAGCGGAAGATCTGGGGGTTATTTCTTTATTAACGAAATAACAGGCGTTCCAGCTTTAGATCAAGGAACAGTAGTAAATTTATATAATACTGCTGAGACTAGACTTACATCCAATAAAGATAAAGACAATACTGCATTAACAACAGCTATAGGTACAGCTAGAGTTAAAGCCATGGTTTATGAATCTGGCATCACAGGAACACCAAGCTGTCAATATAGATTATATCTATATGATATTAATATGTCTTCTGGTTCTCTTTCGGCTGTTAGAGCAGTTGGTTTAGCTTCAACATTTTTTGCTGATATTGTAACTACCACTATTGATACTGTAACTAAAGCCATATTTAATGGTGATAATAACAATCTATTATTGTTTCCTATAGGATCGAATTATACTAGAACTATCAGAAGCGAATCAGGTTCGTCAGATACTATATTTACGTTCTATAGAACTGAAAGTAAGAATATTAATTTCGGTGCAGGAACAGGCGGCAACGTTTCAATAACAGTTTCTACTCCTAATGAAGATATTGGATTTGGTGATGGTGTTCTAACTGCTGCTGAAAAAAGAGAAATTATATTTTCTGTTTCTGCTGATACAGATATTGTATTGGATGGAACAGTTTCCGGTTCAGGTAGTACTATAACTGGTTCTGGCACTGCTTTTACTAGATTGCAAGCTGGCGATAGAATCAAAGTCAATGGCAGCTATTACTTTATTAATACTACTCCTGTTAGTGCCACTAGCCTTCAAGTTGTTGGAACTCTAGCAGGTTCTGTTGGTGCAGGTAATACAATTTATAGATCATATCTTGCTGGTGATATTGTTGATTTGACTTCAAAGGGTTCAGACGGTTTTATCAGAGAAGCATCAGTTTCTGGTACAACTCTTTCTATTGGACTTCATGAAGATAATAGTAAGACAGGAACAGTTGCTGCTTCTGTTACTTATCCAGTAACTAGATCTTCTGCAGTAGAAATTACTAAAACCTTAAATCCTAATAGATATGTAAGAATTAATTGCACTGGTTTCTCAAAAACTCAATTGAAGAGCGCAATCAGTTTGGGTCTTCCTGACGTTTATAAGATTCGTAATATTTGGAAGAAAACATCAGCATTTACTGCTGAAGGTTCGGCAAGTCAAGATGTAACAGATAATTTCGTTTTTGATAACGGTCAAAGAGATAATCTGTACGATCACGCAAGAATTATACCAAAGTCTTCTACAACATTAGCAAATACCGATTATTTGTTAATAAAACTAGATCACTTTGTTTCTGACTTCTCAACAGGATTTGGTTTCTTTTCAGTAGATTCTTATCCTATTGATGATACACAATCATCAAATACGGCTATCTTTACATATCAGATACCAAAATATATTTCTTCTGCTGGTTATGAATTCAATCTAAGAGACACTCTAGACTTTAGACCATATAAAGCTAGTACAGCAGATAGTGCAACTACAGTAACAGCAGCTACTACAAATCCTGCTTACAGCAATACAGGATCGCTAAGTTCTGGTGCAAATGGTCTAAGAATTCCTATTACTGATAGTTTAATGTACGTTGATTATTCATATTATTTGCCTCGTAAAGACGTTGTTGTAATTGATAAAGATGGTACATTCTCAGTAGTTAAAGGTCAGTCAGCAGAATTTCCTAGAACACCATTTGTTCCAAGTAATTTAATGGGGTTATCAAATATTTACATTGCACCATATCCTTCTATTTCTGAAACTCTTGCAAGAGTTTTGAAAACACAGAAGGATACTTGTATTTCAACAAATATCGCAAACATACGTTATACTATGAGAGATATCGGTGTTATTAAAGACAGAGTTGATACTCTAGATTACTACAATGCATTGAATCTTTTAGAAAAACAAGCAAAAGATCTCAAAGTTCTAGACGATCAAGGTCTAGATCGTTTTAAAAACGGTTTCTTTGTTGATGGATTTATTGATCATTCTTTAGGAGCGACAGATAACGCAGATTATAATATTGCTGTTGATAAAAAAGAAAAAGTAATAAGACCCGTATTCAACATGGATTCTTTTGGTTATAGTTTGATAGCAAATACTAATGTGCAGAAAACGGGAAATCTATTAACTCTGCCTTATACTGAAACCACTCTTGTAGATCAAAAAGCTATAACATCAATTAGAAATATTGAACAGAGCGTTTATAGATTTATTGGTGTTATGGAATTAACGCCTTCAGGCGATACTTGGTGTGACACTACCACCGTTGACAAATTGATTGCTATCGGGGATACAAGACCTACTGAAGTTATCATGACAACAGAATGGGGTTCTTGGCAAACATATTCTACAGGTTATAACCTGTATGATAGAAATATGAACGATACTTCCGGAGTTGTTCCGACTGATCCAAAATATTTTCTAGGATCATATACTAGTTATGCTGCTGCTTTACAAGCATCAAAAAGTACTCCACGAAGAAGAGCCAATGGTCAATTGTATACAATTCTTGGTTCTTCGACCGATGATAGAGCATTAATTGAAACTATAACAACAGAAACAAGAACAGGCGTTGCAAAAACTATTGATTCTACAACGCAAACACAAAGTGTTGGTAATTTTGTTACTGACGTCAGCGTTCAACCTTATATAAGACCACAAGTTATTAGTATCTATGTAAAAGGTTTGAAAGCAAGAACCAAATACTACACATTCTTTGACGGCGAAGATATGTCAGGTTATGTTGTCTATAAACTAGTCCCTGAAAATGGTGACGTGCTCACATCAACCCTTTTCAGCGCAGAAGGAGAAACTGTAGTTTCTGATGATTTTGGTCAGGTTGTGTGTTATCTTCGTATTCCAACTGAAGGTAAGAGATTCAGGGTTGGCACTAAAGAAATCAGAATAACTGATTCTCCTACGAATTCTGTTGATGCTACATCTTATTCGGAAGCTAATTGGACTGCTATTGGTATTTCTGCACAAAAACAAAATACTATTCTTTCTACACAAATTCCAATAATCAAAGAGACTGTGGTTACCGAAACTAGAAAGAAACAGGTTACGGAAATAACTGGTCCTTCTTGTATGGCATATTCGTTTAAAATTGATGTCCCACCAGGAGAAGAGGGCGTATTCTTAACTTCTGCAGAAGTTTATATTGAATCAATGCATCCAACTCTTGGATTCTGGGTAGAAATCAGAGAAATGATTGCCGGTGGAATAACTCGTAACCAAGTGCCTTATTCTGAGGTATGGTTAAAGAGAGATGATGCTCGTATCAATCTTAATCCTTTTGATGATTTGGTGGCTAATCCAACTTCTTTAACTTCTACAGTCATAAACTTTCCATCTCCAGTATTTTTATATAATGATACAGAATATGCGTTTGTTATTCATACCGAAGGGTTGAATCCTGATACATATTTTTATATTTCTAGACTTGGAGAGACAGACCTATTAACTGGCAGTCCGGTTACTTCTCGTAAACTAACAGGAACTCTTTATACAACAAATAATAATCTAAACTATGATATTGTTCCTGATGCTGATTTGACTATCAAATTCAACAGAGCTCTGTTCACTATCGGAAGTGTTGGTTCAGCAATTCTTGGTAATAAACCAACAGAATTCTTACAACTGAAATCTGGTGCTGATAATTTTGCTAGAATAGGTGACTCTGTTGTATCTTCAGACAGATTAACTGTTAATAATGCTACAGGCGGATCTAATAGTATTTCTGTTGGAGATATTTTGACAGGATCTACGTCAGGAAAAGTAGGTAATGTTGTTGGTATCGTTTCTGGTAGCTATTATACTGATGGATTTGGGTTTGTTAATACTGAAGTTATAACAGTAGCAAATTCTCTTGGTGGAAACAAATTTATCAATTCATCTATTACAACTGTAAATAATGCTACAGGAATTTTAAGAAGTTATAATTCTACTAATAACGTTATGATAATTGATGATTCTAGCGGAACTTTCTTTGCTAATGGTAAGATAATGGCAGTTATTAGTAACAATACAGCTGTTATTAATGCTTTTAGTAGTTTCCCATATTCTACCACTAACATTAAACCAGCATATCTAGTATTTAATGCTACTACCTGCACTTTCGAAGAAAGAGGAACTTATTCTGCTAACAACACTCATACGGAGTATCAACCTGCTTTCCCAGATAATTCTTCTGATTTTGATGAAGAGGTAACTCTTCTTTCTAGAGTGAATGAAATATCAACTTATGCTGCTTCTGGTCCAAATAGCACTAGTGCTAGCTTGAGAGCGTCTTTGAGAACAGATACAGAATATCTATCTCCTGTTATTGATCTTTCTAGAGGACACGCTGTTTATGTACACAATATTGTAAATAATAGCGATCCATCTACCAATGCATTAATGATCTATGACATAGTTAATATTTCACCAAAGAATATATTAGCTAATACTGCAGGATTTAGTAATACAGACGATACTCTATTAATAAGCAGTGCAAATTCCTTCTATACGGTAGGAGACAAAGTTTATTATAGTGTTCCTTCTGGAAATACACCAATTTCTCCTCTAACTGGTAATACGTATTATTACGTGTCTCTAGCTAATACAACTGCTATTCAACTAGCTAATACTCTAGGTGGTTCTAGTATTGATATAGTAGACACACGTGGAGCTGTTGGTGGAGAAATTCATACTTTGACATATACTATTCAAGTAAATGATATGATAATTTCTGCTACTGACACCGCAGTTAATGCTTCAGTAATTTCCATTATAGATGATGAATATCTATTATCAAACACTGGTAGTATTTTTACTTATGGTGAAACCATAACAGTAGCAAATTCTTCCGGCGGTGATAAGTTTATGACTGCTACTGTCGGTCCTATTCAGACTTCTGAATCTGGAGTAGCTGGTGGAAATCTTATTAATAAATATATTAGTAAGAATATAACTTTAGCCAATGGTCAAGATGCTGAAGACTTAAATGTTTATTTAACTGTATATAAGCCTGTTGATACTGATGTTAAAGTTTGGGTTAAATTAAAAAATGGTGAAGATAGTGAAACTTTATCACAGAAAGAATGGATAGAATTGGTTTATAACGATAATTTTAATTCATCATCAATAAATAAAGGTGATTTTGTTGATTTGCTTTATAGTATACCTGATGCATATATGAATAATGGAATTTTTGAATATCTTTCTGATGGTGTTACTTACTCTACCTTTAAACAGTATGCTATCAAAATTGGATTATTTGCATCTAACTCTGCCCGTGTTCCTAGAGTCACTGACCTAAGAACCATAGCTTTACAGAAGTAAGAAAAATGAGTTTAAAGAAAACCGATGTAGAGGGTCTTTATCGCGATGTTGAAACTAGAGCGGTGTTGAATGTTGACAATTCCGCTCTAGAGGCATACAAGAAAAGAAAAAGAGCAAATGAAGAATTTGTTCAATATAAGAAAAAAATAGAACAGATTGATAATGATATTAATGAGATCAAAAACATTCTAAAATCAATTGTAGAGAAAATTTAAATGGCTGTAACTATCGCGAATACAGAAATAACGCAAACTTTTGACTATTGGAGAAATAGAACAAACGAACTTGCTTGGACCATGAGTAAGGTTGTTTTGACTACTGACGGATCTCTTGCTCCATCAAGTCTTATAGGGAATTCTGTAGCAACTGGTAATACCACAATAACTGGTACTTTTTTTGCAAATCAATTTACTTCTAATTCTAGAGTAACAGTCAAAGATTCTATATATGTTAATACAGCGACAGAAGTTAATGGCGCTATTACTAGTAGTTTTGTTATAATAAACACAACCAGTATATCTGTTGGTAATGTTACTAGTAATACTACTCTTACAAATAATAGTTTATACACAAGAAATGTTTTTATAGGTTCTAATGTTACAGTAAATACTACTTTATTTTTAATTGGTGATTCTTCTGCAAATAATAGAATTTCTCAAAACAATATCATTATTCAAGCAAACGATATTGTGAATAGTGTATCAAATGCATCTTTATTAAAACTATCTAATAATTCTATAAATTCTACTTTGACCTATAATTCGCTGATTATGGGTAATACGACAGTCAATTCTACAATATTGTCTACTGGGGCTGGTGTATTTACTGCAAATGATATATCTCTAAATGCCAATGGAATAGTTGTAAATTCTTCTGGTGCTTTTGTTACTAACACTAGCGGTGTAGTTAATGCAGCTGTTCATCAGGTTGGAACTTCTTTTACTGCCAATTCTACATTAGTAAACACAGCCGCTATAAACATTATTGGTCAAACAAACACTGCTACCCTGTTTGTTATTACTAGTGCAAACATTGCATCTTCAAATGTTATAGCTAACACCTCTGGTTTGTTTGTAGCTAATGCTACTGGTATCGTTAATGCTGCCACTCATTCTGTCGGAACAGCGTTTACAGCTAATGCAACTTTAGTAAATGCTGCAGCAGTAAATATTGTTGGTCAGACTAATACATCCACTCTGTTCGTTACTACTTCAGCTAATATTGCATCTTCAAACGTAATCGCTAATACTTCTGGTTTGTTTGTAGCTAATGCTACTGGTATTGTTAATGCTGCCACTCATTCTGTCGGAACTTCTTTCACTGCTAATTCTACTCTTGTTACTGCTGCAGCAGTAAATATTGTTGGTCAAACAAACACTGCTACACTCTTTGTTACTACTTCAGCTAATATTGCTTCTTCAAATATAATTGCTAACAGTGCTGGATTATTTGTAGCTAATGCTACTGGTATTGTTAATGCTGCAGTACATCAGGTAGGAACTTCTTTCACTGCTAATTCGACATTAGTTAATGCTGTATCTTATTATGCAGGAACAACGTTAATTGGTAATACTATCGGTCCTTATGGTAAGCTCGAAATTAATCTTAATGTTAATAACGCATTAACAGCTAACAATTCAACCTATTTGAACGGTCAGTTAGCATCGTATTATTTGAATGCTACCAATATTAATGCAGGCACTCTTGCATGGGCCCATGCTCCTGTAGGAACAGTAAACACCACTGGTTCTTTTACATTATCTGGCAACACCACATTAGCGGGCACAAACACTGTCATTAGTTCTAATATTAACGTTACTGGTGCATTTATTAATGTAGGCGCTTTAGTAAATACTGCTGCTATTAATGTAAGAGGTCAAACAAATACCAACACTCTATTTGTCAATAGCGTTGCGAATATCTCTGGTAACTCTACTATTTCTGGTAACTGGGCAAATGTTACTGGAGACCTATTCGTTCGTGGTAATTTGACAGTTAATGGTTCATTAACTTATGTTGGTAACGCCGCTGGAGATATCATCCCTCCAAGTAACAGTTTCTCTCTTGGTAATACATCAAATAGATGGGGTTTTTACGGTGTTGTAATTGATAATATAGGTAATACAACATCAAATAATGTTAACGTAACATTAACAGTAAATGCTGCTAATCATACAGTAGGTTCTGATTTTATTGCTAATTCTACTGGCGTATATCACACTGGTCTTGTTAATGCCGCTTCTTATAGAGCAGGTAACTTTACCACAGGAACTGGTGGTTCTATTCAGAATACCACCACTATGTTTGTTGGAAATAACACTATCAATACTGTTATTACTTCTGCTGGTTTGAATATCAATTCTGTTACTATTGCTAACTCCTCTGGACTTTATACTGACACGGTAAACGCTAGTATTATCAGAACTGGTGGGGGATTCAATACATTAGCTAACGGTGTTTACATAGACTCTGATGATATTTGGTTTGGTAACAGTTCAGTATCAGCTACTGTCAATTCTACTTTTTATAGTAAAACAGCAAATAATACATCATTCGTAGGTTCTGTTTCTGCTGTAAACGTTGTTTCTAATGCTCAGTTGTCTGCTAATTTGACAAATTATGCTGCACTAGCTGGAGCTACCTTTACAGGCGCTGTTCAGGTATCAAACAACGTAACTATTACTGGTAACTTGATTGTTTCTGGTACAACAGTATCAGTAAATACTCAAACTCTTGATGTTAGAGACCTTAACATTACGGTAGCTAAAGGCGTTGGAACTGCTGCTCTTGCTAATGGTGCAGGATTGACAGTAGATACTGCTGGTATTGGATGGTATTATCATAATACTTCAAACACTTGGCAGTCTAATGTAGGAATAACTCCTTCTTCTAACAATTCTTATTCTCTAGGAACTACTGGGTTAAGATGGTCTGCACTGTTTACTAATAATATTACCGCTACGACCATAACAGCAACAAACGTTTCATCTACTGATGTTTATGGTACAGTTCGAACTGCAACACAGGGTACAATAGATCATAACAGTCTAGCAAATTATGACGCCAACAGACATGTTGATCATACTGCAGTTTCTATAACAGCAGGTAATGGTTTGACTGGTGGAGGAACTATTGCAGCTACTAGAACTCTATCAGTTGTAGGAGCCAATGGTATCTTAGTTACTGCCGCTGGTATTAATGTTTTTGGAAATACTGGAATTGTATCTAATTCTTCTGGTGTATTCGCTAACGCAACTTATATTCAGTCCCTAGTAAATATTTCTAATAGTTCCGTAACCACTAGTGGAACTTCTGCGCAAAATATTGATAGCTTTACTAAGGCTGGTTTTGCAGGCGCAGAATATCTTATCAATGTTTCTGATAATTCTGCTAATAATAAATATACTACTAAAGTTTTAGTCGTGCATGATGGTACAAATGCTGATATAACAGAATATGCAGCAATAACTTCTAATAATTCTGTTGGCGTATTTTCTGCGACACAAAATACAACTCATGTTATATTACAATTTACACCATCATTAACTGCGACAACTGTAAAATATACTAGAACGGTAGTCTAATGGCAACAAAATCAAATCTAGTTATAGATCAGGGCTCTACGTATTCTGTAGTTTTAGATCTGACGGATGAAAATGGAGATATCATAAATCTTGGTGGGTATACTGCTAATTCTCAGATTAGGAAATGGTATACCTCTTCTACGCCTGCAGCTACTTTTACAACATCAATTAATGCTTCTTCAGGCGAATTACAGTTGTCTTTGACAGCGAATCAAACAAGCAATCTAGTGGCTGGTAGATATGTATACGATGTAGAACTAGACAATAATGGTGTTATTTCTAGAATAGTAGAAGGCATAGTAACGGTAACTCCACAGGTTACAAAATGAGCGCAATTAACGTTGTAGTAGGCAGAACTAAAAATATTCAAATTTCAGCCAATGCTACAGGCGGAAGTGTAAGCACAAACAGAAATCCTGTTACATTAAAATCTACTTTGCCTTCTGCAACAAGATTAGATGCTCTAAATGATGTAGTAGCCAGCGGTGAAGTCTCCGGAGCAGTTCCGGTTTATGATTCTGCAACAGACAAATATGTGGTTCAAAAACTTGATTTAAGTAATGTTATTGGCGATTTAGACGGCGGAACCTTTTAAAACCTTTTTGTAATAAATACAAAAAAATTTTTGTAATAAATACAAAAAAAGATTCCAACAGGAGCAAATTTTTAAATGGCTAATAACAGAATTCAAATTAAGAGAAGTCCATCTACGGCCACGCCTTCGTCATTACAACCAGGCGAACTAGCGTTTTCTAACGCTACAGGCGGGTCAGGTGTCCTTTTTATTGGTTCTACTGATGGAGGCACAGTTGTTCCTATCGCTGGTGTTAGAACTCCTGGTACTCTGACAGCTAACCAAGCTCTTGTTGCAAACGCAACTTCTGGCATTGATAAAGTCATTGTAGCCAATCTTGTTCCTACAAATATCTGGGCTAATGGAGCCACAGCTAATTCAGGCGATGTTCTGTATTCAGATGGATCTAAAGTTTATTGGAGGGCTCCTTCTGCTGGTATTGCAGGTTCAAACGCTCAAGTTCAATTTAATGACAGTGGAGTCCTTGCCGGTGATGCTGGTCTAACTTACGATAAAAATACTGACACTCTAACAACTGTAAGTCTATTAGTGACTTCTAATGTTACGGCTTCTAGTGTTAATGCTGCTATTATTCAAGTCGGAACTTCTGTAGTTGCAAATTCATCAAGACTTGTTATCGGAACTGATGTTGGTCTTCAAGTCAACGGCACTATAGGTACAGCAGGTCAAATTCTTTATTCTAATGGTACGACTGGTTATTGGGCAGCTGCTCCAACAGGAGATATTACTGCAGTCACAGCAGGCGATGGTCTTACTGGGGGTGGAACTTCTGGAGATGTAACTCTTAATGTTGTCGCAGGTAACGGTCTTTCTGTTTCAGCTGACGCTGTTGCAGTTCTTGCTAATACTGGTGTTGTTGCTAACTCTACTGGTATCTTTATTGGGCAGCCAGTTTCAACAACTAGTAATGTTACATTCGCTAATGTAGTAACCACTTTTCTTACAGTTAGTGGTAATACTAATCTCGGTGACGCTTCGGCTGATAAGATTAATACTTTCGGATCTTTCTCTAACAGTCTAATACCAGATGCCAACGTCAGCTACAATATCGGTACTAATGCTCTCCGTTGGAATGAAATCCATGCTTCTAACGTTCACTCAGTAGTAGGTTATTTCGATAATAATCTTAACGTTGGTGGTGACCTTATCATAACTGGTAATCTTGTTACACAAAATGTTCAGTCAGTCGTTATCTCCGATCCTATGCTCTATCTTGCTAGTAATAACTACGTTAGCGACTTGGTTGATATTGGTTTTTCTGCTAACTATTATGATGGTTCTACTCAGAGACATACTGGCTTCTTCCGTGATGCTACTGATGGTGTCTGGAAACTATTCGCTAACTCAACTCAAGAGCTTTCGGGCAACAATGTTATTAACACTACTGCAGTAGGTTATACTACTGCTACTCTAGTTACCTATCTAACTTCTGGTGGTCTTGTAACAAACGCAACTTCTGTCTATGTAACTGCTAATTCTACAGTAAATGTAAATATCTCTGCTAATGTTATATCTCTTTCTGAAAGAGCAAATAATGATTTACTATTTGCTAACTCTACAGGTGGTATTACTGGTCTAGCTCTAAATACTACTGGTGGATACGTTCTACAGTCAAACGGAACAGCTATCGTTTACGACTATTTGGATGGCGGAACGTTCTAATCGTATCATCCTTACAAAGGTAATTATACTATGGATCCTGAAATTGTCAATATCTATATTGAAAGATTATTAAACGAAGTGGCGGAGGGTGCTAAATCTCGCATCCTCCTCGAAACCAGATTAAAATATACTGAGTCTATAAATGTCAATCTTTCTGGAAGAATACAACAATTAGAGGCGCAGTTAGAAAAACAGAATAAAAAGATTACAAAAAAAGAAGTAAATACTTCTGATACTTTTTAAAACTTCGGTATATACCGAACTGTACGAGGAAGCCATATGGCAAACAATAGGGTTCAAGTAAAACGCACGTCTACAGCTGGACGTACGCCTAACACCACTGGTTCATACGCCACAAATTCTCAATATATTTCAGCGGGCGAACTAGCCCTTAATATGACAGATGGTATTCTTTATACCTCTGACGGAACAAATCTTATTGAAATTGGTGCTAATAATACTAATCAACGTATAACCAATTCTCTCACTGTTAATAACGATAAAAATTTAAGGTTTGTAACTGTCAATACATCTGCTGCGGTATCATTCGTTCAGCAGAGTGATGATAATTTCGTCATGTATTCGACTAATACCGCATATGGCCAAAGAGCAATATGGAGCGTTTACGCTAATAGTATAACGTCAAATCTTCAAATACAAGTTCCGTTACAATTAAATGCTGGTCTTGTTGCTAATGGCGGATTAGGTTCTGCTGGCCAAGTATTAACGTCAAACGGTACTACGACATATTGGTCAACTGTTTCTGGCGGCGCAGGCTCAGTAAACACAGCGGTTCAATATACTTGGACTAATCTTCACACATTCAGTGCTAACGTAGCATTCACTGGTAACGGTATAGGTCTTACGACAAATACTGCAGCAATATATCTAGGTGGATTAGCAGATAATAACTGGAAAATTGGTAGAAATACAGGTTCTACTACAAAATGGAGATACACTAATAACTCA